CGTAGGGCCAAGCTCCAGTTTGATATTTCCGACATGATCAGGCTCCTCGTGGTGCGGAGCGGCCGATCGCGAGAGCAGAATGCGCGCGTTTTCGAGGGTGTACGGGTCCATGTAGCCCTTGGGGTTCGGAATGCCGGCCGGGTCGATGTCGGTGCCAGGCATCGGACAGAATTTTTCCTTCAGCTCCAGGCCCGCCGACGCCATGAGCTGCCGCCGCTCGGTGTGCGAGTAGACTTTCACCGGTCGCGGGCCGTAATTCTCCAACGTGATCCCGCCGGGGATGCTGTCGGTCTCGATAGAGTGCGACTGTGACTGCTCCACGCGTGTGGAGGTCGTGGGGAGCGCGCAATCGGGACAGAGCGTCGTGAAGTTCCCAGCTTTCACGAACTGATCACCCGACCAGCCACAGTCGCAGCGGCGACGCTCGATCGTTGCGACGCGCACTCTCATTGCGTGCTCAGCTCTCGATAAATGCGGAGCATGGTTTCGATCGCTCCATCGCGTACGAATACGCGCTTCCGCGTTCGCCTGAAACGCGCGAGGATTTTTGGCTCCAGCTCACGAAATCGCGGCAGCTCACGAGCGTTCTTCAGCGCCGCCGACGCGATGCCGCGATACCGTTCGTCCCGCGCCTTCTCGTCCGTCATGCGCTCTGCTCCAGAGGCTCGAGAATTTTCAACACCGCTTCGATTTCACGAAGGTCCGACGCGCAATCTTGGACACCGTGCCAGTCGGCGACATCCACCTTGCTCAGCAAGTCGGCGATGATAATTTCGCGTCGCTTCCGCAGGTGCGCGATCGTGACGGCGATGTTCATGCGGTCTTCTTCTGGCGCGCGGGCACCTCGCGTATCTGGCAAGCCTTCGCGTGTCGAATTTCGACGCCGACCCGCCGGTACCATTCACCGTTGCCGATCGCGCGGCGACAGCGCGAGCACTGCAGCTTGCGCGACCCGTCGTGCTGGTCGTAGCCGGCGCCGTGCGCGGCGCAGAGACCGTCGGGTTCCGCCAGGGCGACGCAGCCCTTGCGAATGCACGACGTCACTGCAGCCTCCCCACGCCTGGCGCCGTCGGGCCAGGTGGGCCGCTTTCCGCTTCGCTCGGATGAATGCGCTGCGCCCGCGCCATCGCGCCTGGCGCGTTCGGCAAGCCGCCAGAATGCCCCGCTGAGTGCTGGTTGATCGGCGTGCCAGGCGTCATCGGCCCGCCGTGCTCGGGCTGCGGCGCCGGCCCTGGCGGCGGCGGCTCAGTGCTCGTCGCCATCTGGAGCAGCGACATGAGCATCGGCGCGAGCTGCGGGTTCAGGAAGTCGTCGCCCTTGAATGCGAAGCTGACACTCGGCTTCTCGGGCGGCGGCGGCGGCGGCGGCGGCGCGGGCGGGTTGATCGTTTTCGCCGGGTCGTGCCCGAAGGACCGCAGCACCGGCTTGAGCAGCTCCGAGCGATTGACGAGCGGATCCTTGCCGGCCAGGTTGTAGAGCGTGAGCTGCTGCTGGCGGTCGCGCGCCGCGTCTACGAACAGCTGCGAGTCGGGCTTGATGTCGTAGAGGTACCGCCCGCTGATCTTCTGCGCGTTCCACACGGCCAACGTCCGCGCGCCGTCGTCGCCCGTGATGGCGATGTAGTCATCCTGCGTCGCGTAGCGCATCAGGAGCGCGTCGAGCTTGCGCGCGAGGCCGATGTACCAGTCGATGACGCGGCCCTGCTCTTTGCCGTTGCGCGCGGAGACGGCGGCGGCGACAGTCGCTGTCTCAGTCGCTGAGCGGACTGTTGATTCTGGTGTGCCCGCCTGGTTGCCGCCGATGCCGAGGGTCTCGTCCACTTCATGTTTGATGTTCGACTCGGTGCGGTAGTCGTCGGCCGTGCCTTGGATCTGCGCCGTCGTGTCCATGATGCGCTTCGACCCACCCGCGAGGCGCCCTTCTTGGACGAGGATGACCGTGCCCGGTTCGCCGTTTTTGATTTGGTCAATTTCGGTGTCTCCGAAGGCGCCCTCGTCCACCAGGAGCTTGCCGATCGCGCCGTCGCGGAGCTGAATCTTCTGCCGGCGAAACGTCGATAGCTCTTTCTGGCTCGCGTCGGTGAACGCGGAGTCGGCCGGCGGATACGGCGAGTCAGCCAGGTCGCGGATCGTCAGCACATGGTACGGAAATCCGATCATCGAGTCGTCGGTGAGCTGGCCGCGATCGTCAAAGCTCTGGTCGGGCGAGTCGCGATGCACGACCGGCCGGTCGCGGATCCCGTCGATGAACACGAGCTGCCGCATCTTGAGCGGGTGCTTCTCGTTCGCGTCGAAGAGACTCGCCTTGTAGGTCACCTCGACGCCATGCACCAGCCCGCCCGTTTTCGAGCGCGTGTTGCTGTCGGCGTCGTACTTGAACAGGCGATCGTCTTCGGTGCCGCCGTTGCCGACGTCGTCGGGGTCGAGGTTGAACATCTCGCAGATTTGCTGCGGCGCCGCGAAAAAATCCATCCCCTGCCAGGCGGCGTCTTCGTCGTAGCGCGTCGAGTGCAGGTTCGCGTCGAACAAAAACTTTTTTGGCGAGAGCCGGCGCGCTTCGTACCATTCGTAGATCGGCACATGAATCTGCTGCGGCGGGCCGACCTGGCCCATCGCGACGGGCGACGTGCCCGGTTGCGTGAGCGGCTGCGTCACGACGCGGTAGCAGACTTTTGCGACCCCGATGCCGGCCCAGGCGAGCACGTCGAACAGCAGCTCGTCCGTCAGGCGCACCGCGTTGATGCCGTCGCGGCCGAGGTACCAGTTCAGCACCGCCTGCTTGAGCGACACCGTCGCCTCTGCCGGCGGCGTGGGCGGGCCTTGGGGTAACCCAGGCGGCATCCCCGGCGCGGCGCCTGGGGGCATCCCTGGCGGTCCTGGGGGCGGTCCTGGGGGCATCCCCGGCGGCATCCCTGGAGCCATACCGGGGGGTGGGACGGGCGCGCCGCTTGGAGGTCCGGCCATGCCGCTCGGGGGAGGGAGGCCAGGAACTGCCGGCGCGCCCGCACCAGGGGGACCGCCAGGGGGTGCTGGCGGGGGCGGGGGGAGCGGGAGCTGATTCGACGCGGGGCCACGCGGCGTCAGGATCATCTCGGGCGAGCGATAGAACAGCTGGCCGATCTTGGAATGCACGTTCCGAAAGTGCAGCATGATCTTGAGCAGCACCGGGCCGGCTTTGACTTCCGGCAGGTACGACCGCAGCAGCACGTCCCAGGTCTGCTCGGTCTCCTTCCGACGCTGCGTCGCCTGCTCGATGCGCGTGTGCCACTGCGCGACGTCCTCCTCGTCCATCGGGATCTGGACGAGGTTCTGCCCTGGCCCGCCTTGCGGCATCAGCGCGCCGCTGCCGCTCTCGTTGTGCAGCTCCCCGTCGAGCTTCGCGATGCTGAGCGAGCCGGCGTCGCTGCCGGGGGAACTGCCTTGACCGGTGGGTGGTGGATACATCAGCGTCCATTCAGCTGCTGGAGCAGCGCGCCCAGCACGTTCGTTTGATGCGAGGGCGCCATCGGCGGCTGCGCGAGGAGCGTGTCGTTCTCGCCGACCCACATCCCGCCGTCTCGTGGCCCGCGCGAGTATTGCGATTCTTGCGAGAAGGTCGGATGGCCGTGCTGCTTGAACGTGTCGGGGAAATGCCCAGGAGGGCCGACGGTGCCGCGCGACGTCATCAGCCCTGGCGCACGCGGCGCGCCGCCGGTCGCTTTCCAGAAGCCGCGATAGTCGTAGTGCGAGTCGGGATGATCGAGGTCGGTGATGCCGTTGCGCTCGACCCAGGCGCGAAAGGCGGTCTCCTCTGCCGGCGTGAGCTGCGTGACTTCAGGCATCACGCTCCTTCGCCTGCGCCGGCTCCGTCGCCGTCTGCTGCGCGAGTCGGATCTGCTCATACGTGCGGCCGACCGCGTGCTCCAGCCGTAGGATCGTGTCGTTCCAGACTTCGCCGCAATCGACGTACTCGACCAGGAGGCGCACGAGGTCTTCCGCGTCGGACACGCGGATCGCGACCACCGGCTCATCGTCGGCCGTCCGCAGCGCGCTGTGACACGCGCGGCAGCGCATCGTCGCGACGCCGTCGAGGTACGTGTCCATCACATCACCTGGCCTGGGGCGCGCCGGCCGACCAGCCATTCGTTCATCATCGCGCGCGGCGAGTCTTTCGGAATCGGCGTCGGCGCCGGCTTGAGCACGCGCGGCGAGGGGCGCGCCATCAGGCCGCTGCGGATCGCGTGCGCGGCCTGGTCGTCCTGGCCGTCCGCGATGTCTTCAGGGTTGTCCTCGTCCTCGACCAGCGAGGCCAGCGTGCGGACGGCGAAGGCGCAGCGCGGATGAATCAGCAGCCACGGTGATCCGTCCGGCGCCATCTGGAGCCAGTGCCGCACGCGGCCCCACCCCTGCACCGGGTCGGTGTTATCGCACCAGACCGGCAGGCCCGAGCGCGCGAACGTGTCGGCGTACGACTCGCCGGCCAGGCCCGCGCCTTTCTCCATCTCGGTGTGCCCCACCGTGCGCCCGAGCACGCCGTGTGCGTCGTCGCGCGCGTACGCTGACTGCCGCTTGATTTCCGCCGCGACGGAGGCTGCGACGCGTTTCGGCTCAAACAGAATTTCGTCGTAGAGGTAGACGCGCCCGTTCGGGAAGATGAACGCGAACACCGCGTACGCTACGTCGCCCCAGCGGACCCAGCGTTCGATCTTGCAGCCGCGTGGCAAGTCGGTGATCGTCTGCACATGGCCGGCTTCGGAAAATTCGCCGAAGAACTGACCGACGATCGCCGACCAGTCGCCGTCGAGCAGCTGCCGGCGGCGGTCCTCGTCGTACGCGTAGAGCCGCTTCTCGTAGTTCGTGTACGTGCCGTCCGCGTCCATGAGGTGCGGGTTGTCGTACAAGCTGGCTTTGATGAACGTGTAGTCGTTCGGGTCGTAGCGGGGGTTCTCTTCAGGCTGGACGTTTTTCTCGATGAAGTGCGAGACGCAATACTGGTGCGCGGGACCGCCAGGGTTCGTCGTCAGAATCATGCGCGAGATGCGATGGTGCCGCTTCTCGTCGTTGCGGAGCCGGCCGGCGATACCGACGATCTGTTTTTTCAGCAGCCGCGTCGCTTCGTCCCCGCCGAAGAGGTCGTACTCTTCGCTCAGGTACCGCTCTTCGTCGCCGATCGAGTTGACGTGTCCGAAGATGATCTTCGATCCGGTCGTTTCGCAGACGAGCGCAGGCGGTTGCTTGCCGAGCGAGAGAATTTTGCGGCCCGCCGCCTGGTTGATGTTGATAACTTCGCGTTCCAGCTTGTCGAGATGCGTGCGGCGCAGTTCTTCCAGCTCGCGACGCACGATCAGCGTGCGGAAATCCTCGTACATCAGCGAACAGCGCAACGCTTCCCAGCGGAGACCGAAACTTTTCGAGCCGCCGGCCGATCCGCCCC